TATGATGAGTACCTTGAGTTCTTACACAATGTATTCACTGAAGTATATCGAGTGACTGCTGATGGACGCATGTGTGCTGTTAATCTATCACCAGTCATTCAAGCAAGAGAGTCACGAGCACATGAGAGCAAGAGACTCGCAATACCATTCCACTTCTTCTCCATCATGGAACGCATGGGGTGGAAGTATATTGATGACATAGTATGGGTTAAACCAGAAGGTGCTGCTATCAATCGCAACGGTGGATTCTATCAGCACCGTAAGCCAGTAGCATACAAACCAAATATAGTTTCAGAGGTTATATTAATTTTCCAAAAACCAGGAAATTTCTTAATTGATAAAATCCTAAAATCTCAAAAAGATGAAATAATTGAAAAGTCAAAAGTCGCAGATGGGTACGAGCGTAGTAACGTATGGAATATACATCCAGAGACAAACTCTGATCATCCAGCACCATACCCTAAAGAGTTGAGTGATAAACTCATTCAATACTATAGTTTTGTTGATGACTTAGTTCTAGATCCATTCATGGGAAGTGGAACAACTGCAATATCATCTAAAGATTGTAATCGTCATTTTTTAGGTATAGAATTGCATGAAGAATATGTCGAGAAAAGTATCAACAGACTCAAGAAATTTCAACCACTAAGTAACTTTTTAACATGAAAGATTTGATATTATATGGTGATTGTAAGGACACACTTAAGCAGTTTAAATGTAAAGCAAGAACATGTATTACATCCCCACCTTATTACGGACTTCGCAATTATGGCGATGAAAGTAAACAAATAGGACTTGAAGATACACCTGAAGAGTATATTCAAAACCTTGTAGATGTGTTTAGAGAAGTAAGAAATGTACTTACTGATGATGGTACATTATGGTTAAACATTGGTGACAGTTATTATAACTATAGACCAGGAAAAGGTCAGGGATTAGTTAAACAAACTGTTAGCAATACTAACCAAGATTTACCTAGCAAATGTGCAAGACGAGGTAACAAACTAGAAGGATTAAAAGAAAAGGATCTAATTGGTATACCTTGGATGTTGGCATTTGCACTGAGAGCAGACGGTTGGTATCTTAGACAAGATATTATATGGCATAAACCAAATCCAATGCCTGAATCAGTTAAGGATAGATGTACTAAATCACATGAGTATATTTTTCTATTGAGTAAGAACAGAAACTATTATTATGATCACGAAGCAATTAAAGAACAGGCAGTAGGTGAGCGTTGGGGTGGCAACAAACCTATCAACATGGATAATACTAAGGACACTAACAATCAGTTTAGTGGTCTTACAAGACCTCGTAAGATGGTCTATGATAAAAGGAATAAGAGATCGGTATGGAAGGTTGCTTGTAAACCTTATAAGGGTGCTCACTTCGCAGTGTATCCACCTGAACTCATTGAACCTTGTATCCTAGCAGGATCTCAAGAGGGTGACGTAGTATTAGACCCATTTATGGGTTCAGGGACTACAGCAATGGTTGCTAAGAAGTATAGTAGATCATATATTGGATGTGAACTCAACAAGGACTATGCCAGTTTACAAACTGACCGTATTTCCACCATTCCAAACAAACTTCCGTTATACTAAGTTCAGTTCAGTCAAATTACTATGACATTTCAACTCGGATCAACCACTTTTACCTCTCGCTCTGATGTTGAGTCTGATGCACGTTTACTTGTATTAGATGCATTACAGGGTTGTGACACTGGTGATCAACTGTTATCATTTTTAGAAAACTGCTTAGGTTACAGTGAAGTTTCTATTGGTACTGATACCGATGGTTCAAATAACTACATCTTCTCAGGAAGTGTTGGTTAATGTCAATAATAGTGGACACTTTAATTAGTGTCCACAAATCCCCCATTTCATCCCAATTTGACCTATACTAATAAAGTACACAACACAGGAGACCAATGAGTAACCAATTTGTATCAAATGTAGATGGTGCAGTCATTGAATACTATCATAATAATGATGGTACACTATCATACAAGTTAGAAGGAACAGATTGGCAAGATTTTGTAAAGGAAGATAGAAGAGCATATTCAGATAAAGAATACAATGAATTCCTACACATCTTGGAGAACAACTAATGAAACTTGTTACTTATTCATTCCGTATCGTTGCTGAGGATGGTGACGAACCAAATCCAGTTCATTTATGTGAAGAAATACAGGCATATTTGAACAGTAACTTATCATACTATGATGAAGAAGAACATAAAGATAAAAATGCTGAGGTTATAGGTTATCATGTAAAGCAAGATGATTATGTACCATTTCAGGCAGAGGAGGAGTATTAATGATTAGTCCATCTCAATACGAACAGTTTCACGAGTGGTTAAATCAATGTCCCACTGAAATACTACAATACATTGATAATACTGACAACATAGTTGTTACCATTGCCCAACCATCTTATGAGGAGGAAGTAAAATGAAGTATGCACATGATGATAAAGATCTTCCAATATACCTTAAGGGTTATGAATACGATCTCGTATTATATTGTTTAGAACAACAATGGTCAGAGTTCTCTATTGATGAAGCGAACGATGCAGATAATATTATTGATAAACTATCCAAACTAACAGAGGTAATTTAATCATGTTCCAAGACTTCACAAATGACATTGCATATTGCATCCAATACTTAGGATGTGATCACGAACAAACTGATGAATTGATCGGTTGTGCTGATGATATGGGTTTAAGTGTACAATATTTTTGTGAAGAGTTTATATTTGCTGGAGAGAACATAGCAAACTATCATAATGATGAGTATTTAAGTATTGATGAGTTTAATACCATTCATGGTATCTATTTTGAGGAGGTTGAGTAATGTTTCATAGTAAATCATTTGGAAGAATCTTCTGGGTAGATGAGGATCACAATTTCAAATCATGCCCAGAAAGAATAGATGGTACTGGTGATTTTGATCAAGAAGATTATGTATCAGACTGGACAGATTGGGATGAAGTTAATATGGACAACCTTTTGACAATTCACATGGCATGTTTAAACATACTATGGAATCATGCAAACTCAATCACAATTAAGGACGGTCTCTAAATGCACAACCATCAAATCAAAGTTAATAGATTCACTAGATCTGGGCAGCATGGTAAAGGAATACAATGTCCCAAATGTAATGAATGTTTTAATGTGTACCATTTCGCATGGTCAGCATTAACGTGTCAGTCATGTAACACAAGTGTTGACAAGTATGACTGGTGGTTGGTATGATAGATAATAATATTGCATGGAGGTTAGCATGAACATTTTAGATTGGATTTATCGTGCTATTATGACCATCAATGTTGGTACTCACAAGGGTGAGGACATTGAGGATGGTACATATACTCGATATGCAAATCCAAATGCCACACAAAGTGAATTTGATGGTAAGAAGATCATTTATCACACTAGGGAGGATCATGCCAGTTTATAGAGACTATGAGATTAGAATCAATCTCAATGAATTAATTGAAAAGAGAATACCCACGTGTAACATATTACATAGAGATCATTGCTTAACTGAAGCACAAGTTGCTGAGATAGCACATGATATTAATATGGAATTAGATTTACATCCCATATTCCATCAAGTTGATGAACATATTATGAGATATGTTGAAGCAGCAGGTATTGATAATACTGAACACTGGGTTGAACCACATTTACCTGACCTTGAGGAATAATGACTATTGAACCATACGATGATACTGGTGTACATACTAACGTACAGATCACAATAGATCTTAATGAGTTAGTATGGGCAAGAGGTGAATATCTTAAACAAGAAATGTCACACAATCAAGCAGAATACTTAGCAGAGACACTACGAAGGACATTAACTTGGGATACACTGTATAGCATGATAGATCAGACTATACTAGAGTTCTTTGACTGTCACGAGCATCCTGAGATCTGGGATCCCCACTATGGTGAGATTGCAGGTGATGAACCAGCAAAGTCCTTTGAGGAGGCACAGAAGCGATTTAAACGTGATTTCACGATGATTACGATAAAGAATAGTGCATGGGAGTTGGAAGTGCCTATTCGTAAGGACAGATTACAAAGTGTCACAAAGGATGATGCAGAGGATCAGAAAAATGGTATTATATAAATGTTGAGAGATCACTAGGTTTCTAACTACTAAGACATCAACGCAAGGCACGGGTAGCGGACACCTTCAATTAAGTTTTGTAGAACACGCTTTTAATGTGAACCTCTTGTACTCATTGCGAGTTTTGAAGTTGTAAATCTTAGACATGACGTTAGAGTAATTTACTTACCCTAGTCTTTCAACACCACGTGGTATGACTTAGTACCTGACCATTGTGGGCAAGGATCTATGGTTGTCTCTGTTCAGCAGGGAAATTACGTCCTTTAAGTCCTACTAAGAGCAGTCGGGTGAAGCACCTCTTGAGCATACCACGTCTCATTTTACATAGTGTGGCGTACATCAATGATTCGCTCTTATTGTTATAAGTCCACACTTTTTTCACCATACTATAGGAGTTACAATGCCATCCGCAGTTGACACACTTTCACAAAAGGTAGCAGTAAGAAGATATACTAATGAATTGTGCGATGCGTTGGAAGAAGATTACAGACAGCAACATTTAAGATCAATGGAGCGTATGCACGCTGAAAGTGCATCTGAATACACACGTAACGAGATCGAAGCAACAAAGAATGGTACTGCTAAACTTATGAAGTTTACAGTATATGATGGACGTAAGTACTTTAAGATTGTATCACGAGAGTATGATACATTTCAAGATAGAAATGAGTACAAGGATGGAAGTGTTAATGCATTTGTAGATCGTAACACTGGTGATGTATATAAACCAGCATCATGGGCATCACCACATACTAAGCATGTAAGATATAATTTATTAGATGAAGCATCAAGAGCAGAGTGTCTTGGTCGTGCAGACTGGGCAGGTGGTTACCTTTACATGAGGTAACCCACTCTCTTGACAATAGCATAGTATTATGCTAAATTATAAATGTATCACCTCTTCCATTAATGTCACAAGCAACTTACATCGTAGTATCTGGCACTGCATTTGTAGTGGATCAACCAGACGGAGTACCATACGTATGTCAAACGTATGATGATTACAACTCACAACTCTCAGGATCATTGAAACTGGGTGTTGATTGGGATTCAGCAACAGAGATAGCGTGGGAAGATATGGATGAGGAAGATGTAGAGGAAGTAGCAGTAATATGTAAGCATTTGAATGATCTTGCCAAAATACAGGCAGCATCTAAGCACGTCCTTTAATTCTCTCTTACTAACATGAAAAAGAACTTATTCCACGAATACATCTCGGAGTTCATTGACTTCCGCTTTGACTACGCAGATGGTGATGCAGTAGTCCGTCCAGTACCGAAGGATAGTTTAGACTATGATGGTGTAAAGAAGTTTTGGAGACTGTTTTCAAGGTATCCCAATGACTTTGCAGCATCCGCAGTTAAATCATTACCGAAGGATGTAGAGTTCGTATCCTACGATCATCTAAATAATGTATTCCAATTAAAAGCGAAATGACCTCTTTTAATATAGACGACAACGATTCTTTCCGCATGTCATCCCGCAGGGATGATATATGTGAGGGTGTTGTAAGTCGTCTATTGACGCTGTTTGCGGAGGAAAAGTTTGATGATGCTCTCTGTTTGTGTCAAGAATACCACGAATGGATGGAAGAAACTATGCTACATAAGGAGCAGACATTCTTCTATAATGAGGATGAACTCAAAGAATTATTCCATTCCCTTGAACGATAGCATGAGGGAAGATCTTAAAAACTTAATACTGGACTACATTAACGCAAAGAATAAAGGTCAAGACAAGGAAGCAGAGAGACTACTTGAAGAGATCAACATTCTACGTATGGAGCAGAAAACTTAATGGCACGCACTCAAAAGAGTTTAGATGCTAATTTAAAGAAACTAACTACCACATCACGCAGGAAGAAATGGGAGAATGATCCCTATAATCCTGACGTGATATCAAATCATCCTGATGCACCTAAGTGTCCAGCATCACGTAAGAAAGAACTATTTCCTAATGGTAATACTTTCAAGATACGTTTCGATGATAAAAGAAAGAAACCTGAACTCAATACAGCATGGTTCAGGTATTATTATGATGCATGTGAGCACATAATAAAGCATAATCT